TTGGCCGGACGGGGCGGAGAAATGCACGCGGTTCGCTTATCCTATGCACAAAATTAATAGGCTTATAAAAGAGGGGAAGCTGAAGGGGCTGGTGAAGGGTGCAGCATGATAACCTGCTGGCACGGGGGCTTAATGTTTGGCAGTGGGGAGTGAGAAGAAGGAAGGTTGGCTGAGTGGTGGCCTGAGCGAGCAGCTTTTGGGGTTCGATTCCCTCACCTTTCACAAAACGATGAAAGGATATAGTTCTTTGACAATTTGATACAAAGAAAATTACCCACCTCGAAGCGGGATAGGTGCGGCGAGACTAACAATCGACGACCTTGCACTGAACGACGTTAGGGTGGTTTTTTCACCAAATGATGACGCAGTAAGACCATTGAAATAAATGGCGCGAACCATTGGATGGAAAGATTTGTCACAGAACTATGTGCAGAAAGCACACTATGACACAGGCATCAGCGCGGAGGTTTGCCGACTGGGTGGCGTGGTCGGGCTTGTGTGAAATAATGGAAGCCGTATAGCTTAGTTGGAAGAGCGGTTAGAACCTTGCGGAGAATCGCAAGGCACAGGGGCCGGTTCGATTCCGGTTACGGCTGCAATTTTTAATTTTAAAATTTTTGTGTTATGAAAGAATTTATGAGAATCATGGGGAAAGACCTGATGGATGAAGGCTTCTCCGTAAAGGAGTATGTAGTGTATGGCGTGGTTGCACCGGTTGTCCTTATTGCCATTATGGTTTTGGCTGGTTGGCTTGAAACAAAATGTGTCTAATTTTTAAAATATTAAGGTATGGAATTTGATGGAAGAATTATTCGAGTGCTGCCGACGAAAAGAGGCACGAGCCAGAGGGGAGAGTGGATGTCATTGCCTTTTGTCTTTGCCTACTACGAAAACGCTGACCAGCGTTGGGAAGACAAGGTGTTGCTGGAAACTATCGACCATAATATAATGGCCGAGATTGCGAAGTATTGCGTCGTGGGTGCGGACGGAAAGGTGGTCGTTGAAAATGGTAGCGTGAAGCTGAAGGTCACTGACATCAAGTGCAAGTGCGGTTTCAGTCATAACGTGAAGGAAGTGGCAAGGCGTGACGGAAGTGGCATGGCTATATTTAATGAAATGAGGTGCTACAAGCTGGATTTCGGAGCATCCGTTGCTCAGAATCAGCCGTCGGCACCTACGCAGCCTGCGCAGCCAGTAGTACAAGTTGGAGACGATGATTTGCCCTTCTGACATGACAAGGCGGCAGCAACTTGACCACTCTCGCTATATGCGGGAGCGGGAGCAGCGACTGGTAAAACAGCGAGAATACTACCAAGCGCATCGAGAAGAAATCCTTAAAAAAGCGAAACTTCGCTATTTAAAATAAAAAACATGGAAGAGAAAAGCACTGTCGGAATACCGTTGCCGGGTTCCAATGACACGCCAACACGTAGGCCGGACTTCCTGAAAGCAGACGATTGGTTCGGAATAGAGGTAGAGGGCGACTTCCTTAACTTCGACAAGCCATACCGACCGCCTCGATACACGATGGAGCGCGACGGCGTGCCGTTTGCCGACGTGGGCGAGATTCACATCATCAGCGGAAAGCCTGGCAACGGGAAGACGGGGCTGATGGCACAGCTGATTGCGGCCACGCTTGGCGGTAAGTTCGGCAACACGGTTGCAAGGCAGGTAGGCCATAAGGTAGAAGGAAGTGACGGTTTCCAAGTCATTCCGACGCGCATCCTGTACGTCGATACCGAGCAAGGTGAAGACGACACCATTGCTTTCAAGAACCGCGTCATTAGCATGTCGGGCGTGCCGAGCCAGGAGGCAAAGGAGCATTTCTTCATCCTGCGACTACGCGACACAGAGCTGGCGCAAGACAGATGGAAGAAGATTCTGAAAGCCATCTACGTGGTGCAACCGACGGACATCTTCTTGGACGGTATGCTCGATATTGTGGAGGACTACAACGACCAGAAGGAGTGCCAGCCGATTATCCGCAAGTGCATGATGTTGGCGACGTACTACGACACGAGCCTCTGGGCTGTGCTGCATGAGAACCCGATGGTTGACAAGCTGGTTGGTACGCTCGGAAGTATCACTCAGCGCAAGGTGTCTGAGATATTCACCGTCATCAAGGTGAAACAGTCCGACCTGAAAGAGAACGACCGACGCGCTGATCTGCCCGACATCTACTTCCGCGTGAAGCAGAATAAAGCCCGTGGCAAGGACGTAGCCGACTGGCTGTTCCAATACGTTACCAATGACGGAGGCTGGGGTCAGCCTGTAGAGATTGAAGAGAACGGTACAAAGGTGACGAATATTGCCGAAGCCAAAGAGATACAGATGATGAAGGATGCCGACACGTTGTTCAAGGGTTACAGCTGGACAACGAGCGGCGCACGATGGACTGACCTCGACCGATACGTGAGGTCGAAGGGGATCAGCGGTAGCAAGTTCAGCGACCTGCTGAGCCTGGCTTGCGAGAAAGGCATCCTCTATCGTGATGACAAGAAGAAATATCACTACCACGGACTGAAGGATATACCGATGCCGAAAGACAGCACGGGCGACCTTCCATTCCCACCGAGTGACAACAACGAAACAGATTTCTAAGCAATGAAAAAGAAACATAACCCAACCACATCGCAGTACAGTTACATGGTTACAGGGCTTTTGTCGGCAAAAATCCAGCGCAACGGAGTAATTACCCAAGACGATGTTAAAGAAGCCGTAGCGACCGCGAAAATGGCCTACGAATTAATTTCCGAGGTAATCGGAGATACTGACGAGGACGAAGACACCGAGCCAATGCAATCCAAGACCAAAGAACCGATGCCAAACTACTTCGATAACTATATCTGGGAGGATGGTGTAGCCACATGGACGGAACTTGTGGAATGGCTGAAAAAACAAGGTGTCACAAGCAATCGTCAAATAAGCAAGATATTCAGAGAGAGCGTCGAAAAAGGTTATATTCGAAAAGACGAAGTAACTCATAAATATCTGCCCCCACTCCCGTAGGCCGAGTTTACCTTACTTCCACAGGGGTATATATATACCCCCCTGTGGTAAGTAAAGGCTAAACACGCACACGGGCGACGCGCGTATGTGTATGCACACGCACGTTATTGGTTTTACAGATATTCCATTGTCTTTTGACAACTCGAAAACTCTCAAAAGACAATTCACAAACTGTCAAAAGACAATATTATGCCAAAGATACGCGAAGATATTGTTCAAGCAGTACTCGACCGTGCCAGGATTGAGGATGTGGTTGGCGAGTTCGTGACGCTGCGTAAGGCGGGCGTGAACATGACGGGTATCTGCCCGTTCCACGACGACAAGCACGACGGAAACTTCATCGTCCGCCCATCGACCATCTCGGAGAAGAACCACGGAAACACATACCGCTGCTTCGTATGCGACAAGAAGGGCGGGCCGGTGCAATTCCTGATGGATGCGGAGCGCATGACCTTTCCCGACGCTATCCGCTGGCTGGGACGTAAATACTGCGTGGAGGTGGATGACGTGCCAATGAACTGGACTCCACCGCCACCGCGACCACGACCAGCACCGCTTCCTGTGCTGGAGATACCCAGGGCATACGTTAAGCGGACGATGGACATTGCGACGTGGGGTGAAGTGACATTCAGAAACTGGTATATGTCGCTGCCTTGGAATGCTGAGCAAATGGCAAGAGCACATGAGACGCTGTGGATGTACTGCGTGGGTGGCTACCGCGACGGCTCGGTCGTGTGGTGGCAAATTGACGCTGAAGGCATTCCGAGAGCCGCCAAGCTGATGAAGTACCAAGCGGACGGGCATCGGTGCAAGGGAAAGTTTGACACGTCATACCTCTATGCAAAGCCTGAATGCAAAGAACGGCTCGAACCCGACAAGCACACCATCTTGCATCCACTGTTCGGCACCCATCTGCTGAAGCGTTACCCGAAAGCCATCGTCAACCTCGTGGAAAGCGAAAAGACGGCATTGGTGATGGCCAACTTCTACGGCAGTCCTGACAAGCAACTTTGGTTGGCTTGCGGAGGAATACAGAACATGAGGCTGGAATCCATGCAACCGCTCATCGACCAAGGCAAGACGGTGTGGCTGTGGCCGGACAAGGACGGCGTGTCGAAGTGGCAGGAGTTGGCCGACAAGCTGGGTAGCGACAGGGTGAACGTCTACACCAAGTTTTTCGATAGTTGCTGGCGAGAGGAGGACGGCGAGAAGGCCGACTGTGCCGACATCATTATCCGAATGATGACCACGGGCGACCAACCAAGAGAGGTTAAACATACAGGCGACCCGCAGAGCACGACCGAAATAATTGCTACGGCATCCGACCAAAGCGGCGTGAACTCTGCGGCAACGCCTGAACCCATCGGCGACGATCCATTCCTCGACGCAGTAGAAATGGCCGACCCGCGAGTGCATGAGTGGCGGATGAAGTGCGCCATACAATCAAGCGGGTGGGGCAATCCGCGTGGCACGGGCGGCGTGAAGACCGTCGGCGAAATCATTCAAGAACATCCTATTTTAAGAGAAATAATTAATGGAACAGAAACAAGTTAACAACGGCGGAAACCCGACATTCAGCGTTAAGGTCACGAAAGAAGTCTACGAGTTGGTGAACATACTGGCCTCTGGACTGGCCCACGGAACCAACGGCAACGACCTGCTGAAGATGTTCATCCACGCCTTCATCGAGTCGGCGAGGCACGACGGGCCAGTGTCGCCAGAGATTCGGATGTTCTTGAATCTGCTAAAGCTCGACCCATCTTGGCATAAGGCATTCAACTTTGCCGACGTGACGGCTCGCAGCGAAATCGCACAGGTGATACTCATACTACAGCAGCCAGGCCGTCAGGGCTTCGGGTTGACCATGATAGACCGCCCGTTCTTGGACGACGCTCGAATGACGAGGTGTGTCGACGACATACTGGAGCGATTGGTCAATGTAGCCATGCCAGGGTTGTATCGCAAACTTAGGTTCGTCATTGAAAAACTGAATTGCGAATCGTTGCGCGAAGCACTCATCATACTCTGCGAGGAAAAGGCCGAGTTGATACTGAAGGAATCAGACCAAGCCGAGCTGCCTGGCTACGGAGACCGCCACGATTTCGGCCGAGCAATCGAGTATGGAAAACAATACAAACGTGTACCACACCGAACGCCGGACAGCGTGGCCAACCAGCAGCAGACCATCAAGTTCGACATGTACGACCAGATACAGGCAGACGAGGAAGCCAGGCGAGACGACTTGGAAAGCGAAATGGGATTCAGACCACTCGGCGAGGAATGGTAGAATTCACGACGTAAACACCCAGACTTCTGACTAAAAGGAAACAATATAATATGGATAAAGTATTAGCGATAGATGGCGTGGAAGACCTTAAAGGAAAGACAGTGTTCAAAGGACTGTTCGGTGACGACCTGGTGATTGTGCCAGAAGAGAACGAGAAGCCAACAGTACCAGTGGCGACTAAGCTAACAGCAACAGAGTCGGCAGAACTTGACGAATGGGCTTGCAAGTTCGGAATATCCAAGTATAAGTTCATACGCGATTGCATCCGTGAGAAGCTGGAAAACTTAAAGATACTGAGTGAGGGATGAGCAAGAAGCGCAACTGGCGAGGGGTATCGGATAAGGTAGCCAAAGATAAGGCCGACATCTATAACAGCCGAGAGTGGAAGGAACTGCGCATTGCGAAACTCAGGAGTACCAAGGTACTGTGCGAGGAGTGCATGAAGCAGGGCATCGTGACGAGTGCCAGATGTGTGCATCATGTCGTACCCATTGAGACAGCCCGAACCAAAGACGAGATGAAGCGGTTGGCTATCGACTGCGGACTTCAAGGGCTGAAAAGTCTGTGCTTCGCCTGCCATGCCCGCATCCATAAGGAGCTCGGCAGCAACACGGCGAAGATAGTGCGCCAGCGGGCCGAGGCGAGGCAAGACCGATGGGCAGACAACCTACTAAGTAAATTCACTATCAAACAAGAAGACAATGACAGAACAGGAACAGCAAGCATTGATAGATGCAATCAACAAGAAGAACGATGAACTGATGCAACGGATATGGCAGACATGTGAAAGCCTTGATGAGTCATACGACGTGACTATGAGGTGCTTCACTCAGGCTGTCATCATGGAGTTGTTAGACCTTGCAAAACTAAAGAATAATACTATAGATGAAGAGGTGCAACATTTCTGCGAGACAATCAAGATGGCATTGAAACCCAAACAAGCTACCATTATCCAGATGATGCCATCGACCTGACTCCGGGCCTATCGTTTTTCTTGCGACTCCTCTCGGATTCCGAAAT